AGGAGAAAATGGTCCGCATGTGGACTAATCCCACCCGCCCACGAGCCCCCATCTTATCGCTCGTCGGCATTGGTTTCGAAGGGATCGTCCCAAGTTATTACCTTTCGTGTGGCGACACGGAGGAAGCCGCGATTTCCCAGCGGCTTCTCATCAAGCGCAACCCAACCACCGACGGTGCTTGGCAGGCTGCACTGGCACACCACGCCAAGCAGCCCACCACCATCGAGTTTGAGTCGGAACCTGTTCGATACCGCGGCGCTGCTGCTTTCGAAGCATGGTTGGGTAAGTACCAGTCTGCGCGTCGTAGGGACGCACTCCGGGCCGCCGCGTCTATTGACCGCCATGCCCCTCTCACCCCACGAGAGAAGCGCCGTACTCTGTTCACGAAGACTGAGAAGCGCATGGAGTATCTGGGAATTGCGGGTGACAATAAATTGGGTTTCGCGCGTAGCATCATTTCCGCGCACCCAAAGGTCACCTGTCGCACTGGCCCGTTCCACCACCAACTCGGGCTCCGCATGCAGCGCATTTACAATGCCGAGTCCCCCATCCTCTATGGGGCCTGCAATGCCGAGACCCTTGGTCGTTGGGTCACGAAATGGATCAATTACTTTGGGCCCACACCGGATTATTGGGAGCTCGACTTTGTCCGCATGGATGCCAACTACAACATGCACGCATTGTCAGCTGAGGAACAACACCAAGTCAAGATGGGGCTTGCTGGTCTTTCCCACGACGCTGCCCTGAGTGGGCAGTGTTTCGTCGCCGTCACCCGCAACGGGTGGCTTGTGATTGTGCGTTTCCGACGCGCATCTGGCGCAACCGACACGTCCTGCGGTAATACCAGGACGACCATTATCGTAGTGGGGTACGGTACTGGAGGCAACGAGGGGATCGACTACGCCCTAGCTGCCTCCGGGGACGATGCGTTTTTAATAACCCGCCCCGGCCTGTTCACACAGGAATTCCTCACTGCCCGCTGTTTGAGTTTAGGGTTTCCGGTTGAATTAGCCGCACGGCCCCGCCTGTGCGATGCAAGTTTTTGCAGCAAGCTTTTCTACCCATCTCAAGACGGGATCATGCCTGCCCCCAAGTTGGGCCGCATGCTAGCCAAGTTTGGCTGGATTTTGGAGAAACCAACGATGGATTATCGGACCGTCGTCTCCACAACACTAGACGATATGTGGCATGTCCCATTCGCTAGAGAGTACCTGCAGACCCTACTCAGGTTACTCCCGGTTACCCGCAGACGTAAAGTTATTGCGGAAGAAGATTACAAGATGCACGTAGCCAGCCGTCACGCCCAGTCGGACGAGATCTGGTTATTTCTTGAGTGCAGGTACGGATTGACCCGAACCGACCATATGGAGTTCCTTGAACTTCTGGCACGCGTTGATCGTCTGCCCGTCGTGATTCAGACACCGTGGATGCACCATGTGCTCTCGGTGGATTCATAAATCCGGGTATCTATTTAGAACATAGATTCTCGATCCGTACCATAGCCTTAAGTGTGCCCTAGTCTTGTGCTTTATTAATTATTAATCAAGTGCCGTCCATTGTGTATGGACCCTTTTGTATCTTTATTTGGATTCATTTTATTAGCTCTTTACCTCTCACTAAACGTTGCTGTCGAAAATGCCGAAACAGCAGAGAAGACCGCGAAACATCGCACGTCAAAGAGTTCGCGGGCGCGGTGATTACGAAGTCACCGTCCCCGCCACCGGCAAGCTTGATGCCGTCAAGCTGTCACATGCCACCAACGATCTCGATGCCCGCTTACGCAAGCTCGAGGTCTCTGCCCCTTCGGAGAAAGGCAAGGCTTACCGCGAGATCGGTGAAGACCTTGGCTCGAAGTTTGGCTTCGGTGGTATGGGCAAGAAAGCCGGTGCCATCCTCAGCACCCTCATGGGTCATGGGGACTACCACGTCAACACAAACAGCCTCATGCCTGGGAAGATGCCCCCCTCAGGCGCTGGTGTGCCCGTCTTTTCTAAGGATGGTCGTCGTGGTGTGCGAATCACTGAACGTGAGTATATTGGAGATGTCCTCGCATCCGGTGCAGTTGTCAACGGTGCTACCGCTTTTGACCTTCGCTCTTTCCGAATCAACCCTGGCCTCAATTCTACATTCCCGTGGCTTTCAGCCATTGCTTCACAGTTTGAACAATGGGAACCCCTCGGTATTGTGTTTGAGTTTATCTCTACCAGTGCGGAGTACAGCGGAACTGGTCAAGCTCTCGGGACAGTTGTCATGGCCACCGACTATGACAACACCGACGCGATCTTCACGAATAAGATTCAGATGGAGAATGAAGATTATTCCAACTCTACGCGATGCGCTACATCCTGCATGCATGGAGTTGAGTGTGACCCAAAAGAACGATCTGAACGTATCATGTACATTCGATCTTCCTCAAATCCTACAGGGACCGTGATAGCTGATTACGATCTCGGCAATTTCCAGATTGCCACCCAGGGCCTCTCCGCAACCGGCGTTAACGTCGGTGAGCTCTGGGTTTCCTACGATGTCGTGTTTTACAAGAAAAACATGGTCGGAGGGCAAGTAGGTGGAAATGTTCTCGGGTGCACCATCGTGTCAACCGCAGGCATCACCAACTCGGTCATCTTTGGGACGAATCCCACCGTGTCCGGCTCGTTATATGTCACCGCCTCCACCGCAGGTGTCTTAACATTCCCTCGTTGGTTGCAAACAGGGAAGTACCTCGTCTACATCTTTTGGACCGGGTCAGCCGTTCTCACGTCCGGTCCCAATTCAACGTTGACCAACTGTGTCGCCATTAACACCGACACCACATCAGCCTCAGGCAGCGAGACCGTCTCAGCAGCAAGTTCAGCAAACTATGCGCTGCGGTACACCATTAGCATCACTGGCCCTTCTGCCACTATTGCTTTTGGAACTGCCACCTTACCTACATCGTGCACCTTCATGCGTGTCGTGATCACGCAGTTACCTGCTTCCACGCCCATGACCGCTATCACCAGCGACACGAGTTAAGGTTCAATTACAAGCAACCCGTCTATTTAACGAAATTGAGAGCAACGAGAATGAAAACCCCGATAAGTAAACATTATATCCAAACGTGCATTTGATCGTATTAGGTTACCCCCAGACCCGCGCATCTGGAGAGTGGAAGTTGTCGCCCACCACCTGGAAAGATTCCTACACAGCCGCCAGAGAAATTTGTGTAGAGTAATATAGCGCCCCTCTCCCAGCAGACTGCTGGACCACTACTGTGG